CTCTTGAGCTGTAATTGGATAGCCACGTTTTGTAGCATTCCCCGCCACCGTCACCATGATTTGATACATCTTATAGTACCAACCAGTATCGGTTATCTTCTTATACTCCTCGACTTGCCTTTGGTTTACAAATGGGCAGTCGCGATAACTTGACCAAGTAAAGTCAGTATTATTCAATTGTTGTTTACGATGTTCGATTAAACCATTACGAATCACTTCAGGTAATCGATCAAAGAATGAATCGCTTGTAGATATATAGCGATGCTTTTCCATCAACTCATCAGGATCCATAATCTTACCGTCATGAGAGAAGATAAAGTTATGAGCACCTTCATAAGTCGCTGGTATGTAATACATCCTTGATAAATCTTTTGTTTGAACATCAGCAATATCGCCGATTTCTTTATTGAGTGCATACCAGAAATGTTTAATTTGTTCGTTATCAACCCACTTAGTTAGAGGGAATACTAAACGAAACTTTGGATTTTCTTTTGTAGAACTTGCAGTTGAGTAACATACATATCGGTATTCTTCGTATTGCTTTTGAATATCTTCTACATTACCGACATAGTCATCAACATCTACAATGCCGAAACCTCCCCATGCAACTACGTTCGCATTTGCTCTTTTAGAGTTTTCAACGTAAGTCGCAGGAGAGATCAATGGGGCATCTTTCTTTTGCTTAAATGTTTTTTCTTTTGCTAGCTTATACAGTATCTGCTCGAACTGATCAAAGTCTTTATAATCAACTCGTTTAGAAGTATTGTTATCGTATATGCTAGCAAATATTGTTAAAGAGACCATGATTGCCACTATGTGATGGATTAATCCAACCTTCAGGCTTTATCAAATCCGGAAGTCCAAGTTTGTTCGGACGCTCAGGTTTGATTCCAACTTCTTTGTTCATATTTGCAGTATGTACACGATCCCATGCTTTATAAGCATCAACGCCAAATGCATCAAGAGTTCCAATTGCAACAACACATAGATCAATTAGACCATCTACGATTTCTTCTGCATCTTTCTCACCAGTAGCTTTAAAGGTTTCATCAAACTCTTCTTTAAGGAATGCTACACGAAAGTGCAATAGTTGTTCTAGCTTTTCAGGATTGTTTTTAATCCATTCATGTACACCATACTTGCTGTGCATATCAGCAATATCTTTTACCCAGTTTTGACTCATTGTGCAATAACTCCTTGAGGTGTTGCTGCTGACATATCGATAGATGAGGTTGATTGTACATAATGATCAGCAAGTGCTGCTGTAGGATCACATGCAAATACGACTTGAGCAGCATCAATTTCGAATGTGTCACTAGCAGCATAAGGCATAAATGGTACGAATCCTAGATTAACATCATCTTGTGTAATAGTGACAGGCATTTTAAGAGTATAAAGACCAGCATGATCAACATCGACTCTTGCTAGTACCTCTTCGCCTGTAATAAGTTTTACTAATTTTACGTTCATAAGTTTCTCCGCGTTTTATAATGTATATTATAACATAGTTTTAAGTAAATGTAAACCCTTTTATCAAAAAAAGTCTTCAAGAGAAGCTCTTTCTTCGGAAGACCAACCGATTGCACCAAGGATTGGTTCGATTGGATCAAGGAATGTTTTCTGAAATTGTAAGTCATAGTCAATATATTTATCAATTACAAATTCAGATGGTAAGTAATCAGGAAACGATATAACGTTTTCCTTGATGACATTTGGTTTACGAAGATAGATAAACTTGACCTTATCACCGTTCTTGATTGGTGAATACTTCTTCGTAAGAGATAGATCTTCGACACGTTTGTTATAGAGCAAGCTACCACGAACATGAATTGGAGTACCTTTCTTGTAGATCATATCGTTGTCTTTGTATTCTTTGACTTTAGACACACCACGTGGGAATGCAATATCGTGTGCTGGTAGTGTTACAAAGTAATCTTTGAAATCTTTGATCGCAGCTTGTGTCTTTGTTTCACTGCCGTCGATGATTACCTTGAAAATAGATTTAAGAGCATCACGACATGGCATGGGGGTGGAAGATTTAATAGCTTCGATACCCATGATTTTTAGCTTAGGTTCTGCATAACGTACACCTTCATTATCATGTACATTGAGGATATAACGTTTCTTAGCAGTCCAGATTCCGGTATCAGCGATAACTTCACGACCCATAACCATCTTGTTTTCGATACCACCCATCGTATTGAATAGATTAGCATAAGCTTCGGTAAGAGCTGGTTCGAGTTTCTTTTGCGCGACTGTATCAAGAAAGTCTACAGGGTTAGCGGGTTTAACTGCTTCTACCAATGGATCAAGGTTAACATAAAGTGAATCGGTATCGATTGCAATAACATAATCTTTATCTGTTTTAAGTACTTTGTTGAGGTAATCATTAATAGCAACCTCAGCCCACTTGATCGATAGCTGGCCAGATATTGTAATAGCTTCAGCAATACGTTGATCAAAGAATCGGAAGTACTTATTACCGAGTGCACCATAAAGAGAGTTTAGAAGAATCTTAATAGCCATTTGTCTGTTTTCAGCAATGGCAATATCGCGTTCGATACTGTATATTGTTTGCTTATCATCTTTATCAGCTTTTTGTAGTGCCTGCTGAGCATCCAACATTTGACGTTTAATACCAACACGTTCATTGTACATGCCATCGATGATGTCTGGTAGAATACCTTTCTTATCAGTTCGAAAGACTTGACCATTACCACCAATTGATTTGCCGGTACCTTCGAATGTAGTCTTCTTATCAAGCAATGATTGTATATCAACATTGTATTGTTCACCTTCGATAATCGTTTCAGGTGACATATTGTACTGCATAATAAGAGAAGGATACAGGGAGTTTAGATCGAAGCTTACAACCCACTTATGAAGACCTACATGTGGATCTTTTACATAACCACCAGGATACGGTGATTTCATTTTAACTTCACTGAATGGCACAGCAACTTTCTGTTCGAACAATTCTCGGTAGATGATTGAATCCCAGATAGCAGTTGTACCGAAAGTATCGTTGTAGTTAACGCCACCTTTGTAAGCCATAGTCAAACATAGAGTAATAAGACCAAGCTTATCTTCCATACGATCAACCAACTCTACATCTTTGATGTTGTAGTCAATAAACTTTTGATAGTCTTCAAGATACAACGTATGCAGAGAACCATGTTCTTCATAAGATAGTTTCTTTTCACCTAGAACGACATGAGCAATATGATCGAGTTTGTATGATTCTTGTGCACCGTAGGAGTAACCAAACTTCTTGAATAGATCAAGGTAATCAATAATGGAGATACCTTTGATGTCATAAGCTTGTTGAGTACGGCCCATCTGAGTGACCGGTCGTTCGACGATGAGACCCCATGGTGAGAAGCGTTTAACGAATTCATTATCAAGAACTTTAACTGTACGATTGATTAGATACGGCATATCAAAGAATCTGCAGTTCCAGCCAGTTACGATATCAGGACAATTAGATCCACGCCAGAAGTCTGTAAAGTTCATGAGCAATTCAGCTTCGTTAGGAAACTCTTTATAGACGACATCGTGTGTTTTCATGATTGTATTTTCTACATCATATTCACGTAAACCCCACACGTAATATGTGTTGTCAATATTGTTTTTAGTTGTGATTGATATGATAGCTTTATCAGCTTTTTCTGGTTCAGGGAAGCCATCATCAGATTCAACTTCGATATCGATTGTTGTTACATTAATCTTGTTACGATCGAAATCGATTTGACCAGGATATACATCATTGATGTATGTAGAGATATAGCGATCGTTACCGAAGATATTTCTACCTACAACATCTGTATTCATTTGGATCCATTCTTTGGCATCCCGCATTGTGTCATGGACAACAGGAGCTACGGGTTTACCGCATAGAGATCGCCATTGAGTTGGTTTGTTTGTTGATACAAAGAGAGTAGGCTGATATTTAATCTTATCAGAGAATCGACGATTACCGTCATAGCCACGGACGAGGAGCTGATTGCTGTAGCGTGTTACATTAGTATAGAATTTCAGAGTGATAACCTTTACGTAATAGATGTATATTATAACATAGTTTAGAACAAATGTACACTTTTATTTATTGGTGATGAGCGACCGAAGTCGCTCATCGAGGGTGTTACATCGATTAAATCTTAGCTCATTCCTGCACTGACTAGCCATATTACAAAAAATGGAATAGCCATTACACCTGCAAACTCCGCGATTTGTGCGCATACTACACACTTCTCACGGGCAGAATTAATCGAATCTTGGCTTAAATATTTCATGATATTCTCCAGTAGATTGGTTATTTCTACTGGTATTCACCCGAATCAATCTTGGATAAAGGTTTTTTCGGTTGAGGTCCCAGCAGATCCGATATTGATCTTCCTAGGACGCTTCTCTTCTGGAAATTCAACTCTGGCTTTCACCACAAGTATGCCATTCCTTAGATCTGCATCGTCGATTACTACAAATTCAGAAATTCTAAATGATTTCTCAAACCTGCGAGACGAAATGCCTTTGTGAACGTATTCATTATTCCCTTGATCTTTTATTTCTCCGGCAATCTTTAGTATACCTTCTTTAACTTCGACGTTTAAATCGTCTTCAGTAAAGCCGGCAACTGCTAGCTCGATTAAGAAATTTTCTTCATCAATCTTAACAACGTTGTGGGGCGGATAATTATCTCCACTACGAGCGTTTGAATGAATTCTTTCTAAATCATCGAATAAACCCTCGAATCCGAGAAAAAGTGAACGTGGTACGTGTAGTCTTGCATTAGTCATTTTGACCTCCTATTTATTTAGCAAGGTTAGTAATAGGACCCCGGTTATCCGGCGGTCCGTATATATTTATACAAAGTGTAACGTTAGTTTGAATTACCGATATTATACTTTGTACAAAGTTCCCATAAAGATTTATCCTTATGAGGAATAACTTTAATTTGACGTAGTGGTGCTTTAGCTGTCGCTTGTTCTGAATTGACAATCTCAACTAATCCCCAATCGCTTAACAGTGTGGTAATTGTATTACGACGTTCAATGTCATTTTCAATTAAGTTAGATGGCTTGCCGTCCAGTAAGAACAACTCTTTAAAATGCACAATAAAGTATCTACCTTGCTTGTGCAAGATATGACAGCTTTGATACAATCTGTTGTCTTTACGTGAGGCCACACCAATACGAGTTAATGTTTCTTTAATCTTTAGAAAGTCATCAGGCTCGTTGAGAATAACTTCCAGCATATCTGCTGGCGTCCATGTTTGTATTTGATTATTGTTTTCCACCTTTCATCATCCTCTTATTCAATTCAGTTAGTTGTTCATTAGTAAATAATGATAATACGGATTTAGCTTTTTCATTGCTATAACCATAATATTCTTTTACCACTTCAAGATCAGATAACTCTGTTGGCTTAAGCCATTTAGAGAATCGTTTTTTCTTCCTAACTATATTTATAAAAAAATCAAACTGAAGGCGATTGTCAATGTGATGATTAAGATTCATCTCATTTGCATACAATACCGTATCTGGAAAATACGATAAGCTTCGATTGACCATGAAAGGTATATATTTTGATTCTGCAATGTCATCAACCATGATATCTTTCTTAGTTGTGTTGATTGCATTTATGTATTCGAATGGGTTCATTTAAACTGAACCCCAGCCATAATCTCGGTAAGACATGCTACTACATTGAGTTCATGATCTGCTACGAATGCATTCTTGTACTGATAGTCTGCAAGTATAAGAACAACCTGAGGTATCGATTGTGGATCGATATAGTCACCCATGTTATCGTATATTTGACGGAATAGAGCAGCTGGTTCTACATCGATGTTATTCACTACCCATTGACGCATACCTTTAAAGTTCTTTTCCTTAAGAGACTTCATAAGAGTTGATACATTTACTTCGGATAACGACACTAAGATACCAGAATCAATTACACCAGATGCTGAGTAACGCTGTAATTCATTAAGAACACGGCGCCAATCAGGACAGTATTTCATTATGAGTTCAGCAATGACTGCCTTATTATATTCAATACCTTCTACTTTAAGAATCATTTCGCATCTTTCCATAAAGGAAGCCATCAATGCTGGGTGATCTTTCTTCGCAATATTAAATTCAATTGGTGTGCAACGAGAGTGTAGTGGTTCAATAATACGATTCTTGAAGTTACACGTTAGAATAAACCTGCAATTAGAAGAGAACTCTTCGATAAAACCGCGAAGTGCAGGCTGTGTAGATTGTGCATTAAGATAATCAGCCTCATCCAAGATGACTACTTTGTAGCCACCTTGAAGAGAAACTGTCGAAGCGAATTTCTTTATCTTGCCGCGTAGTGTATCGATGTTACCTTCTTCAGAACCATTAATCAAGATATAATCAAGATCGAGTTCTTTACATAACGCCTTAGCGACGGTAGTCTTACCAAGACCAGCAGTGCCGGTGAGAAGCATATTGTGTAGGTCACCTCCTTTAACAATATCTTCAAAAGTTTTTTTAATCGTACGAGGTAAGACTATGTCACTAATTTGCTGTGGTCGATAGCGCTCGACCCATAGGAATTCATTAGACAGCATTAAAGTACCTCCCAACCAAGAACTGTTGAAACGCGAAACGATCGCCATGCATCTTTATCAAGTGACCATACAGCCAAATGTTCAGATTCAGGACTAATCGATTCAACAATGGAAGTAACTCCATTAGCTTCTAGAACAGCAGGGTTGAGAGAACAAGGCATGACTCGTATTTCATCTGAGTCAATTTTTTGAAAGGTTACCGTGACAGTACCTTTTTTAAGCGCTTCGATTAAGCGCGAACATTCATTGCGATCCATAATATATCCTTCATAATAAAAAGTTGGGGGTTGTTACACCCCCGTAGTTTTAAGCTTCTACTTCTTCGACTTCTACTTCTGATCCGTCTTCAGCTTCAGCTGTAGCACCTTCTTCTGCATTAGCTGCTTGTTGAGCTTCTACAAATGCTGCAAAACGATTACGTACTGCACCAACGCTTTCTAGCTCAGCACCTTCAAAGGCACCACGCTTTGTAGTAATATCTACAATTGATACTACGGCGGCAAGATCAGCAAGCGACAATTGAACCGGTGCGGCTTCTTCAGTTGCTTCTGTTGTGTTTACTTCTTCTGACATGTTGTTCTCCTATTGAGAGTTGTAGTTACTGTTTTTTTCCAAAGCGATGTAATATCTTACAGGCTTGGTTGTGTTTTTCCATTCGGAAATAAGTTTAGATGAGATATTAACTTCATAGTCTCCATCCAACAGCTTCAAATTGTTGATGTTGATTACAAATTCGAATTGACCTTCTTTGTAACCTGCATCATTTGCAAGCTGTATATTATATATATTCGCTGAACTGTCCTTTGAGTCGAATACTTTAATATTTACACCTTCATCAGTGGCTGAAATAGACATTTCGGAATGACCGAGTGCTGATGCAGCCTTGCGTATTTGCGACAAGATATCATCGGTAAACGATACCGTAACTTCACAATCAGGCATGGTAATGTCTTTTTGTGGTGTCGTCAAAATACTAATATCGGAAAAGAAATACTTAACCTTTGAGTTACCACCAACGACATCGACATGATTATCTCCGAAGCTGAGTTGTGGATCATTTACTAGATTCACTACTGATAAAAATTCATTAAGATCGTAGATACCCATTTCTATGGGAAAGTCTTCAGCGATATCAGCTACAGCAAGAATGTTCTTTGCTTCTGAAATCGTCTTGACTTCCTGACCAGGCTTTAGCACAACATTAGGATTAATGCTGGAAAAGTTCCTGAGCACAGATAAAGTATCATTTGAAATACTTACTGTCATACTGTTTCTCCTGTTTTAGATATTATATTATAACACAGTTTAGTGAAATTGTACACTGCTATTTAACCTGTCGTGTTCATTTAACGCAAGTAGAGCATAATGCAATACCTTCATTAAGTCTTTTCGATGATCACTAGTACCACCTTTCTGCCCGTATCGAGCATTATACTTATCAACATTGCCTAGGAAAAACCCTAGACCATGACCTCGATCGACAATCACCTCAGAGGATTGGAATCCTCCTTGGCAATAGTGACCCTCATACGTAGAGTCTATATATTGCTTAAACTCTGCAATGAGAGCACCTTCATTAAACTTGTATTGCATTAATCCTCCTGTGTATTAAGTTCGACGCCAGAATCTACTTTAGTGTAGAGATCTAAAAATGCTTCCTTTGTATCATCATCAAAGCGTGAGATACAAAGATCAATAGCCTTTGCTTTATCCGGAAAGACAGTAAAGGTTTGCATGATGTGACACAAACGACGAGTTGAGATTACTTCATCAATGCCATCATCATAGAATGTTTTACGAATAATATCAGCCCAATTGACTAGATTTTCGATGAAGTTTGCATCACCATGAGTCATATGACTTTTAGTATTAAACTTCTCGAAATGACGATACAGAATTTTCTCTTCAATAGATTTTGAAGGAAACTTCTGATCAATAGAGATATTGAAACGCTCAAGGAAAGCATCATCAATAATCGAAGCAGCAGTAAAGCGACCATCTTCTGAACCTTTACCCTTTGTGTTTGCAGTAGCAATAACATTGAAGCCTTCTGCAGGTTTGATGATATCACCAGTTTTCTTTACTAGAACTGGCTTACCTTCAAGAATACCTTGAAGACACATAATCTTGTTTGTAGCACGATCGATTTCATCAAGAAGAAGAATCGAACCAGACTCCATTGCCTTTAGAACTGGACCTTTAGCAAAAACAGTTTCACCATTGACAAGACGGAAGCCACCAATCAAATCATCTTCATCTGTTTCAGGATTGATTTGAACACGAATAACTTCTCGTTTCAGCTTAGCACAAGCTTGTTCAACCATGAACGTTTTACCGTTACCTGAAAGACCAGAGATATAGACTGGAAAGAACATTTGAGATTTAAGAATCTGAGTGATGTCTTTAAAAGAACCCCATGGAACAAACGTAGGATCTACATCAACAAAGGTTTTCTCAGAGTTTGCAACTGAAGCTACCATACCCATTGCAGTATTTGATTGAGACATTTCAGTAACCGGTTCTGCTTTTGGCAATACGCTCGAAAGATCGTATGAACCGATTTTAACTCGAAATTCAGGCTTAAGAAGAGGAACGAAATCTTTTCCAGAAAAGCCCATATCACGAGCCGTCGACTCGATAATATTCTTACGGAAGATTTTCTTATCTGGGTAGTTATTAGCCAGAGTTTTCAGGATATTCACAGTGGAGATTTTCATAATATAGGTCCTGTTTCATTAATTTAGATAGCTATTATATCATAGGTAGATGTGGTTGTATACAACTATTTTCATTTTATTTAGATCGTTTTGTTATATGGAAACCATTCTATATAACCCAATGATATCAATCGTTGCTAGTAGCATATAGTTAGCTAGCATTCCTGTTGATTTACGACTCCGCGCAGCCCATGCATAGAGCACACAACCAGTAATCCATACTGGATACAGCATCACCAATGGTGGATTAGGAACAGTGATTGCCATGGTGATACTACAACCAATGCTTAGTAACCATGCAATGACTTCAATAACAAACCTTTTAGGATTACTACAGAAGTCTTTCTTAATCCAATCTAATATAGTGGGTTCATTCATTAGGCTACTGCAGCTCCTATTTTCTGCATTAATACTTTGTTTGTTTTCTTTGATTTTGAAAACTTCTTGAAGTCATTACCGATTGACTTAGTGGTTGTTGGATTAAACTCTGCAGAGTTAGTATCTAGATCTTTCTTACCGCCCTTAAGCATATAGTAGTTGTTATAACCTAGGACATTTTTAAACTCAACGCATTTATTCTTTCTGTATTCTTTTGCAACTGCCTTTTTAACGTCAACATGATTAACTCGATTTGAGTCAGACGATGCCATTGCAGCACCAACGCAGCGATAGTTAAACTCTGCTGAACGATCAGCAATAAAGAAACCAATTGTATTTGCATTGTAAGTTTCACGTATATTATTCATAAGAGCTTCTGTAAGTTTGCGGCCAGTATTTGTTTTAATTGACTTGTTACCAACTTTAACTATTGCTTCACTCCCATTATGATATGTTGATTTGATTGGCATATCATTTGGATTATCCTGAGATCTCCAAGTTTGAACACGGTTAGCATCACCATCAGTGATCGTTACAAAGTTAAACTTCTGAATAGCGTTCTTCTTAATAAACTTCTTAACTAGATCGCTTGATACTATCAAAGCTTGATTCAAAGGAGTAGAACCAAACTCTTCATATTTTGAAGTATATAGTCTGTAGTTAAATATGTACTCTTTGTGGTTATAATTGTCATAGTCAATCAAACCTTTCGAAAATACACGAAGAGCTAGGTTGTACATTGCTTCTTCATAATCTTTCTTTTTAAGATCAGAGCTGATGAGTTCAACCATTGCTAGCTCATCAGCATCCATTGCACCATTACGAACACTGACATATTCTGATGTAGTTGTAAATGCATAAACCTTGAAAGGAATATTGACTGCTTTACAAAATGATACCATGTGCATTGTTTGTTGGATAACGTTACCAATTACATCATACATAGAACCAGAGTAATCAACAAGAAGCATTAGACCATGATTCTTAGTATTAGCCATGTTAGTTACTCGAGCAAAGATGTCTTCATTGTATTTGTATGAATAAAGCTTATCAACATTAATAGAACCAGTCTTTGCTTCTGAAGCACGTTGCCATTGAAATGCTGCCTTCTTCATTTCAAACTCTTTGACTGCAGGCTGTACTGCTTTCTTTACTTCTTTAATGTATTTGTTACAATGAGTTCGAACATCATATCTGGCTTCGAGCTCTTTCCAATTATTAGTTGGTTGACCAATAGTTTCAGTTCGTGATTCAGCTAGCTTGGCATAAGGAATAACCATTTCGTCTCTTTGCTTTTGGTCGTAATCATTAATGAACAATGTTTGATTACCGTTTTCATCTGCGTCTAAAAGCTTTTCTTCGTTTGATCTAAACATTTGATCTGTTTCAGAGATTTCTTCTTGACCATTATGCTCAGGCTCCGGCGAAGCAATTTTAGTTTGGCTTTCCGCATCTTCTTCTTCCTGAAGTTCCTCATCATCTTCTGGTACCTCATCTACACCAGCAATATAGCCTTCATCTTCTTCACTTTCTTCGGTCTGATCAGATTGTGAATCATCATTGTTATTGTCTTCATCAGATGAATCCATTGGCTGATCATCTTCGTTTGGTGAGTATTGATCTTCACCTTCTTTCTCGTTTTGTTCCTGAGTGTATGCAAGGATTTTCTTTACAACAGCACAAACATCAGAGAACGTTTGAGTATTCATTGTTTCATAGTATAACTGCATTTCTTCATCATTGAAGTTAATATCAATCAAATCAGCAAGCTTAGCTTTTACATTGATCTTATCAATTAACTTTAGTGAATCTGTTCGACTAGCAATATTATCACCAAATAAACCAGAATCAAACAATTTTCTGTAACCAGTTTTAAAGGTACGAATAAGACCAGGATATGTTTCACGAATCTTTCTTTCAATACGAGCATCTTCGACTACATTAATATAATCACGAGGACATCCTTTGATCTCTTCGTTTGAGCTGTGAATACCTTCGTATGGAGTGTATAGAGCATGACCTACTTCATGACCAACCAATAGATCATAAACGTCTTTACCATGATCCTTCCAGATAGGAAGACCAAGTACACGATTCTTTACATCGAACCAAGCGGTCCTGTAATTACCGTGTTCTACAGTAAGATTCTCTTTGGCGAGTAGCTTAGCTAACATTGGATTTACTTGATGCATGGATATGCTCCTTGATAATATAGGTATATTATATCATAGGTAGACGGCTGAGTACAACGTTTTGTGCAGTTATTTTAGACTCATTTGTTATAAGTGGTCACTTTCTTATAACTTTTTGATATAAGCTATTTAACTTTAGAGAAGTTCCTTTCTTTAATGAATTCGATCTTTGATCTAAACTTATTCTCTAAGACATCTCCTTTGTGAGATATAATGAACACATTTGAGCCATCTTCGAGCGTATCAAGTATCTTGGTAAGAGAATCCACGCCATCTACATCAAGACTACTATCAAATGTTTCATCAAGAATCAATAGATTAGTAGCTGCAGAGTTCTTCATCTTAGCAACCTGTCTCCAAGTGAATAGTAGAGATAGATCGATTCTTTGCTTCTCGCCTTCAGAGAATGATGAATAGTTAAATGCATCTCTGTGACGTGATTTGATTGTTTCGTTAAAGCTTTCATCTAAATGGAATGCCACAAAGAAGTCCAGAACTTGAAGGTACTGATTAATCATCTTATTCATGACTGGTAGATACTGTTTAATGACTTTAGTTTTGATGCCAGTATCTTTCAGCATTTCACCAATGACTTCATTATATGTACGCTCTTCAAGGTACTTTAGTTTATGTTCATTCAATGAATCCTTTGACTCACGGAGGCATTCGAACTCTACCTTTGCATTCTTAAGATCACCACTCTGACCAGATAGCGAATTGATTTCTTTTTGTGTCTTATCAACTTCACCTTGTAAGACAGAGATCTTTTCATTATTAGAAAGTATTTGAGCTTGCTTTTCTTTTAGTTCATTAATACTTTCTAGTACAGTAGCAATAGAAGTATTTAACTCATCCATTGCAGATGCAGCTTTGGTCTTATCAGACTGAATACGAACTGCACTTACTTTTAGTTCTTCTTGTTTTTCTGCTTTCTTTTCTTCACTTATGATCTGATCACATGTGGGACAATTAGTATGCTCTTCATAAAACTTAGATGTCTTTACAAGTTGGGATATATCATTCTTATATTGCATATTCTTAGTCTTTAATTGTAAGAGATGATCATTTAGTTTCTCATGAGACGTACTATCTTCAGTCATACGAGTAGTAAGACCATCACCTAAGTCCTTTGACTCTGTAAAGATTTGATCGATAACCTTTTTATGATCACGAATTGTTTTACGCTTACCATCGATTTGATCTTCATTTAACGATTCAAGGTTCTTAATATACTTATTCTGAGTATCAATCTTACCGTTAATCAATTGGATTTGATACGATAGATCTTTAATTTCTTCTTTAATCTTACCATTACGTTCTTTCAATAACCCATTCATCTTACTGAAGATGTTAATATCCAATAAGTCTTCGATTACTTCTCTACGTGAATGAGAAGGTAGTTGCATAAAGGGAATAAAGGAACTAGAACCTAGTACAACTACTTGGTGAAATGATTTATGATTTAACTTAAGAATGTTTTGCTCTAAGAACTTCTGATAATCTCTTGCACTTGATGATTGATTAATAAGGTTACCATTCTGATAGATCTCAAACTTGCCAGGCTTGATAGCTCGATGAATCTTAAACTCAGACGAACCAATCTTAAACTCTACCTCAACAACACAATGCTTCTTGTTAATAGAGTTAATCAGCTGATCTTTCTTTATATCACGATGTGACTTACCAAAGAGACCAAACGATAACGCATCGAGTAAAGTAGATTTACCTGCACCATTTTGACCAACGATTAAAGTAGTTGGACTTCTATCAAATTGTATTTCTGTGAATTCATTACCAGTCGATAGAAAGTTTTTCCATCTACATAATTTAAAGTGTATCATGCAACCTCAAGGTTTTGAGCTTCAGTATATAACTCCCGTAGCTTCATTTTAATATTATCTTTGTCAAGATCTGTTTCAACCGCATCAACATACGTATCTAGTAAGTCCTTTGTATCTTCCAGAGAAACCTTATCATCATCAACGCTAGAACCTACAAACTCTTCAAAGTTCTCAGCAATCTTTAATTCGTATGTTTCAACACTCTGTAGCCTATCAATAAACTTATCAAACTGATACAGGTCTGTCTTATTGACAACCAATACTTTAATGAACTTGTGTTTATATTGCTCTACATCTATACTATTATAATCTATTTTCTCGTCATTGTACACTATTTTTTCAAACATTGTAATAGGATTACGTACGGGGGTGAGCTCTCTTGTTTCAGTATCAAGTATGTGGAAGAACTTAGGATCATCGACATCACTCCAAGTAAACTCCATCTGAGAACCAAGATAATGAACATTACCTTTACTTGACTTCGTATGGAAGTGACCTGACATAACTGTTTCGAAACGTTTAAATAGATCTGCTGTCATACCATGTGGATTAGGCATGCCTTTGTACATATCAAATCCTAGTAACTCAAGGTGAGCACCAAGCATAGGAGCTTTACAGTTGGCAATAAAGTCGGTGTACTCTTTATAATTAGTGTTATTAATCCACGGTACGACAGCTACAGCTAGACCGTCATAGTCCAACACAGTTGGCTTCATTATGATATTTACATTTGTTGTAAAGTAACCAAGCAACTCTTTTAAAGAACATAGCTCATTGGTATTCTTATAGAACACATCGTGATTGCCACAAATAATATCCATGGTAATACCACGATCTCGCATCGGTTCCAAGAAGTGTTTGCGATTTGCATTCAATGCTTTAAAGTTTATGAATTTTCTATGTTCATAATAATCACCAAGGTGCAATATATTCTTAATATTGTGCTTATCCATATATGGCCATAGAACATCCATATAAAATTTACGTTGATATTCAATAAAAATATCAGATGAATTTCTTACACCTGCGTGTGTATCGTTAATTACTACTACTTGCACTTATCTAATCCATGTGATGATTTAAATGTTTCCCATAACTTCTCGAATCTCATTTCATAAAGTTCTTTAAGACCAATCAGAAGGTTTGCCATTTTATCAGATAGCTCTGGTGGCATATCTTTAAACGTAGGACTATCAAGAACTCTTTCCATTACTATATCTAGATCTTCAGTAATGTTCCAGCATTTCATTATATCTTGTTCTAAATCAAATCTATCTTTTTTCATCGCCTTCTTCCTCATTAATATATTGCAATGTGCCTTGTGGATAATAGCCTACTGCTCTAATAAATCGATCCATTTCTTCTAATAAACTATCGATATCAGCTTCGTCAATAATTTGAAATTTAATCGCTTTAACTGGACTACAATTGTAGTCATCATCATCTTCTGGTACATAAGTTAGTTCAATCATAATTACACCATAAATAATTCTAGTTTTTTAGCTTTCGCAGCTGCTTTCTCTTCCTTAGCAAACTGTTTAACTGCTTCATCCTTAGTCTTAATAAGATCAATACGACTCTTAAGCTGATCAACATAAGCTCTTGTATCTGATGCTGCTTGTGCATTCATGCCCATATCCATAAAGTCTTCAACACCCATACGTTCAATGAATCGATGCTTTATGTCTTGTTGTTTCTTTTCCTTTGTAATACGTCGAATGAAAGCAAAGAAGCAAATCTGAGTAAAATATGAGAATGCATTAGGGTTACCAGTACGAGTTGCTGTATCGATATCATAATTGCGAATAGCTCTCAAGCAATTCTCTACAGCATCCATTACCATCTCATCTCTATAAGTGTACCGAACAAAGTTCGGTCTGTGAGACAGGCCTTCAGATATTTTCATAAAGCATGTTGCAATATAGTCAGTAACCTTTGGTGGTACTTCACCTATCTCTTCAGCATCATTTACTGACTTAACATGATCGACAACAGCATAAGAAAACTCTCTGTTGTTTACGTAATGGGGTTTCTCTCTTGGTTTTAGTTTTTTAGTCATGTATTATTCTCCATAATATGTATATTATAACACAGTTTTCATGGAATGTACACTATTAATTAATTTGACTTAAATGAAAATAAAGGTGTACATATAAGCGATTATGTGTTATAATAATATAGATCCCGGGGAGGGCAGGGGTATACTATATTAATTAATGCATCGTTTCATTATTATTAGGTATCAAAGTAGGTGTATCATCATCATCAACTTCATCTAAAGCTAAAGCAAACTTAATGTATATTTCTTTAATATTATAAGCTACAGCAGCATGTGCAACTACCATCGCTTTAGCGATGGTGTACGTATTACTTAAAGAGAGATCAAACCACGGCACTAGTTGATATGCGTCATGCTTATATTTGTTCACTTCAACTTTAAAAGGTCTATCAATAATAAAGTTAGTTTCATTGTTGCATGAAACTACGCCAATAATCTCATCACCATTCATGAGCTTAAACTGACGTATCTGTAGCGTTTCTAATTCACTCATATCTTTATCTCGTATACCTTGTATTTGAATTTCTCTTTATTATATATCTTTATTCTTTCAGCTGCATGATTTAACGTATAATTCTTCGAAGACTTCCAATGTAAATCATCAGCTATATCGTATACCTTTGTAGCTTTACCGTCAATTGACTTACGCAATCCTCTACCAATCGATTGAAGTACTCTAACTTGAGACTTCGATGGTGAAGCAAAGATTATGTTGTTCAATCTTTTTATATTTATACCTGTGGAAAACGTACCAACCGAAGCTACAATAATTGCATCAGATTCTCCTTCAGTGATAGCTCTTATCTGCTCGCGATCGTCCACCCCCGTTTCTCCAGATACATAAAACAGTTTACGATTGGTTCTACCCATTTCTTCTAACTTCTTCGTTAACATATCATGTAATGGCTTACCATGTTTATCTACATACTGAAAGAGTATAAGAGTATTACCATCTTGATCGAGCGCTAGCTTTGAAATAAACTGATTGCGTGGATCGTGTCTTACAATAAAGTCCATCTCTTCTTGATACTTAACCTTTGAAATCTGTTTACAATATTCATCAGCGTACTTCAGCAACAATACCGATACATCTAAATCAGCTAAATCTTTCGAATCAATCAAAGCTTTAGTGGTAGTTACTTTATGTACTGGACCGAATAAACCTTCTAATACAAGTTGATGTGTCTGTGTTCCATCCAATGTACCAGTTGTACCAATTCTATATTTAGCATTACAGCACTTCTCAAGTATTGCAGTTAATGACTTAGCTTTAAAGTTATGTGCTTCATCACCTATGACCATACCATAATCAGCAAACCATGGAGCACGTTCTTTATATATCGACTGCCATGTACTAATCACTACTCGCTGTTTTATATCATACTTCTCTTTACCACCATAAATCTTATGACAATTCTCTTCTGCATCCCATTCATCATATTGACTATAATCACCAAAATCAGAATACATTTGTTCCACAAGAGAAGTAGTCGGTACAATCAATAAGATATTACCTTCATCATACGTGCTCAGATAATAACGAATCGCTATGTATATAATCAAAGACTTACCAGATGCAGTCGGTGAAAGCAGTAATGATTGTCTATTACTTAACGCATGATGTACTGCTTCTTGCTGATATCCTCTTGCTTCAATCTTAGCACCACCTGCAGTTAAATGTAACTCATCTAATAATGCAGGTACATCTATATTCTCTGTTATATCTGGACGACCATAGTGATGGCTATCTTCAACTTCTATTTCATAATCACGTGATGCTGCAAACTCACTAAGGTATTTAAATAATCCAGTATATAGTAACTTTTTACGAACATCGAATAATCGTATCTTACCGTCCCACATGCGATTCTTATACGCAGGCATAAACTTATATCCTGGCACATAAAAGCAAAAATGATCAGCTAATTCCATCTCAATACCAGCATCAGTCTGTATATTGAGAAATACGTGATTAGCTTTAGATACTATTATTTTATCCATTATACTCCACTTGTAAACTTCCTCCACTCAATCATATTTTTAATATTTTGATGTCGCCACTTAATATTCTCTAAGATTTCTTTTAGAGTCTTATCAAGTTCTTCGAGGTATTCGATTTTGGATTGTGCTTCTTGTATGACAGGATCTGAGTCATAGAATTTATCCATGTCTCCTTTAAGTACAGTAAGACCACCAAGAGGATCATAGTCCCAACCAAGATCATCCATCTCTTGCTTAGATAGTTTACCGTTATAGTGTAACCACTTATTTTTAAGCAATACTTTAAACTCGGCTTCACGTCGTCTTAACGTAAGCTTATTGATGCTCATAAGTTCTAGGTATTTACCATGAAGTTTGGCAGATTCACGAGATGCTTCATCTAACTGCATTTCATCTATCTCGCAATCTTTTTGCCACATTTCTAGAATGGACTTTAAATCAATCATATAGTTGTAACCTTATCAATCAGTATTATAATTTATTTTATTTGGAAGTATGAGTACTTAAATGTTACTTCAGCAGTAATATACTCAACATCACTTGCAGTATCAAATTGCAAACCAGATAGCGCAGTAGGGAATATGTCTTTAAATTCTATTTCTTTTGATTTATTATTATGAGAGTTGAGTACAATCAAAGTTGCATCTGACATAACTTCACTCATTTCTTCTGTACCATTAACAATATCATGCATCCAATTGAATGTTTCAATGAAGTTTTCCATGTTTTCAGTTACATTAAATCGTACAGTCAAATCTTCAAAGTTGATTCGATCACCAATAAACCCAATGTTAGCACCTTTATACGGAACAGGAGCTTCAGTCATACTGATTCCTGGTAAGCTTGCTGCCGTACAAAAGTACTCTAGATTAGGATACTTATTATAATCAATCTTTAATGCAAAGCCCGTAGGACTTAGAAAGTTTTTATTAGTTGTCACTGCCATAATTTATCTCCGCTATACCTTTATTTATACATAAAAAAAGAGGGATCCGAAGATCCCCCTTTCTAGTTTACTTCGAAGAAGTTATTACTGATTATACACCAACAACAATGTTACGACGGAAGTAAGGGTTCGAACCAACACTACCAATACCAGTTGCAGTACCAGCGAATGGATTCTGCTGTAGACCGTAACGAGTCTTGAAGCCAACTTTAGGTTGGAAGTCTTCAGCGTTAACAGCTTTCAGCATAGTTAATGGTACGTATGGGCAGTAGAAGATACCTGCGTCATATGAGTTAGTACCTTTATAACCAACAGTAGCATAGTCGTGTGTTGCATAAGGATCGACATATACTTTCATGCCATTCTTAAGAGTACCAGCGAAAGTGTTACCAGCGTTATCAACAGCTAGAGAAGCAGAGTCTTGAGCTGAACCATAAGCCAAAGAACCGCCAGCTGATAGAGCAGCAGCAACTGAACTTGAGCAGATAATGTAGTTACCTTTACCACGACGAGTTTCTTTAGCAATAACGTTAGCTTCTTGCTCTAGACGGAAACCAAGAGCTTGGAATTGCTCTGCTTGCCAACGGCCTTGACCAGTATCTGTATTTGCGGCACCAAGAGTAAGTATACCGTTAACTGCACCAGAAGTACCAGTTTTAGCAGTTTCGTTAATGTTACGGATAACTTCACGGTTGATTTCACCAAGAATTTCAGCAGAAAGGATATTAGCCAATTCAGCTTCAGCGTCTAGACCGTGTACAGCTTTAAGGTCTTGAGCCAATTCCATAGTGTATTCAGCCTGT